AATCACAGAACCCTGCACCTTTGTACATGGGAAAAGATGAAAAAGGACGTTACTTGTACAGCAATAATTTTAGATTCGTAATTAACGAAGGAGGAATATAAAATGGCAACTGGACAAAAAATTGCTGGTGTTGACATTCTTGTAAAAGTTGGTTCACCTTCAATCGTAGTTGGTGGACAAAGTTCAGCAACGATCAATAGATCAATGGACGTAATTGAAACAACTGACAAAACTTCCAATGGCTGGATGACAAAAATTGGTGGAATTAAAGAATGGTCTGTAGAAATGGATGCATTCATGGTTGTAGGTGATGCTGGTTACACTGCATTAAACAACGCTTTCAAAAATCGTGCTGAGGTAGATGTAGAGACTGAAATTGCAGGAACTACTTTCTCAGGTAAAGCACTTATTTCAGATTTCCCAATTGAGGCACCGCAGGACGATGCGGTAACATTTTCCATTACGTTAGAAGGCAGTGGAGAACTGTTAGAAACACCCAGCGTTTGATGAGATTCTAACCGTACCTCAACTTACATTAAGTGAAGGCAAGTTCTACTCACCTACCTTAGATGTACGAGGAAACGAAGGGGTTTCATTTAGGTTCATGACTGAGAGTGAAAACTCAACTGTTACAATCCAAGAAGGTTCTGACGGTTTATCATGGGCTGACGTAAGCACCTACATTATACCAACTAATAAACTTGTTTATATTAGCTATGAGGTTAACGGTGGTTATGTAAGAGTAATTGCTAATAACGATATGGAAGTAGCTTTAATACTGGAAGCTTAGGAGGTTAATAAATGGCAGACTTATACAAGAATTATAAAGAACTAAGACAAGCTAATAAATATGGAGTGGACTATCACCTTTTATATGGTGTGCGTCCTTCCAAGATAGCTTATGTAACACCGCACGGTGGAGGTATCGAAAGTGGGGCGACTGAACTTTGCCTATTTTCTGCTGGTACTGCACACTCTTATTATTGTTTTGAAGGTTGGAAGGCTAGTGGAAATACAGACTTACACATTACTAGTACTAACTTTGATGAACCAAACGGGCTATGGGTTATAGAAAATTCTTTCTATACCGTGTCTTATCATGGTTACTCAGATACAGTTAAGAATACTAAGTGTGGAGGAATGGATTTAGAACTAAAACACATGATCTATGACAATCTTAGAAGTGCCGGTTTTAATGCGGAGATCGAACCTGACAACTCACCAATTACTGGACAAGACCCTGACAACTTAGTTAATGCTAATAAACGGGGCTTAGGAGTTCAGCTAGAACTTAGTACAGCACAGAGAAATGCTTTCTTTACAACTAATACACGTCTTGGACGAAGAACTAGTGTTAACGCTGAGTTTAACAGTTATGTAAAAGCTGTTACTGATGCTGTTAATGCGTATGTAAAATAACTTAACTTAAATTAGCTTAAATAAAACAAACTTACTATTGGAGGAATTAACTATGGCAAATGTACAACGTGGAGAGGCAACTATTACTTTAGACAAAGAAAGATCAATTAAATTCGATCTTAACGCACTTATTGACGTGGAGGAAAGCTTAGGTTTTTCACTAGCTGAATTAGGCGATAATATGTCAATTAAAGCAATGCGTACTTTACTTACTGCTGGATTACGACACGAAGATGAAGAACTAACTGAACGTCAAGTAGGTTCATTAATTACTATGGACAATATGAAAGAAGTTCAGGAAGCTTTAGCTGTAGCTATGGGTGACGTAAAAAACTAAATTGGAAGGACGTTAAACGCTATGGATATGGCTTGTTGGGTTTAATGCCTGACCAGCTTTTCAGTTTAACCCTTCCTGAGTTTTGGGCTATGGTTGATGCAAAGTTATATTACAATGCATTAGATCAAGACATAGCAATGCAACGCCTAGCATGGCAAACTTCTCAGTTAATGTCTGCTACTGGAAATTATGGAAAGAAAGGCGTAAAAGCCGACAAGTTGTACAAGTCACATTTTGATGAAAACGGGGAACCTATTCAGACAAATGACGGTACATTCAAAACAATAGATAAAGAAGAAAAAGATAAAAAGCTGAATGAGTTAATGAAAAAATTTAATAAGAAATGAGGAAGGGATAGTTAAAGATGAATATTGTTTATCTTTGGCTATCCTTTTTCTTGTATTTTGGAGGTGAGTGAATGGCAAATTTAGCTGATATTTTAGTTTCCTTGACATTAGATACTAGAAAGTTTAACAGTGAATTGAAAAAAGTTTCTAAAACAATTGACAATATGCGTAGTTCTGTTGGAACGTCTGTAACTGCATTACAAACTACTATCCAAACTTCTACCGATATTATGGCAAATGGTATGAATAATATGAACACGGCTTCTCAGGAAATGAGTAACGCTATGCAACAGCATACAAATGCCATTATTAGAAACAACACTAGGTTAACAAATTCTTCTAATTCAATGGCTAAACGTTTCGGTACTGACATGCAGAGTCAATACATGATACTTAAACAGGCACAAAAGGAATATGACAACTTCTCTATGGCAGGGCGTAGAGTATCACAAGAAATCAAAGAAGAATTTTCTGCGTTACCTTCTCACTTACAAAGATACGTTCAATCACTGAGAGAAGCAGGAAAGTCTACACAAGGTTTTGCTGTCTTGAATCAACAGTATAGTGCGAGAGTTATAGAAAGCATGAGACAACAAAATGATTTCTTACAACAAAAGGCAACACAGTCTCAAAAGTTAATGAACTCTATAGCACAGAATACTAACCTAGCACCATTAACTAACGGTTTCCTAGCGTTAGGTTCTCGTATGGAACAAACAGCTAAACAAGGTAGTGTGCTTAACCTTGCCTTACAACGTGTCGGAGAAGGTGCAAGCCTTAAACAAGTTCAAGACGAAATGACTTTAATTTCACAAGGTATTGGACGTGCTAGAGGTGCATTCTTAGGATTCGGTATTAGTGCAGGATTGGCTACACTAGGAATGATTAAACTTGCAAGTTCGGTAGATGATCGTGTAGTACCAGCTTTTAACAATATGAAGGGCAGTCTAGTAAATGCAATGCAACCATTTATTACAGCGTTCGCTACTGGCATGGTAGCTGTTATGAACTTTGTTTCTAAAATAGCTGATATGGTAGCACAGTTTTCACATGCTAACCCGTTAATCTTTAATATGATTATGGCTGTTGGAATGTTAACGCTTGTATTCGGGGCTTTATTAGCACCATTGGCTGTAACGGGAGTTATGGCAGAAGGGGTTGCCGCCTCATTCGCTGTACTGTGGGCTATGATAGCACCATTCGTTTTAGGAATGCTTGCAGTAGTTGGTGTGGCTTTAGCTGTGTCAGTAGCATTAGTTGGATTGTGGGTTGCGATTCAGCAACTTTGGACTAACTCAACTGCATTTGCTTCTGCATTTACAAACATTTGGACACGTATAAAAACTGCTGTAATTGAAGGATTCGTTACACCTGTTGTGACTGCATGGAACAGTCTGAAACTAGCCTTTACTAATTTGATTTCTAGTGTAACAGGCGGTTCTACTACTATGACAAGTTTATGGACTACACTAGGTAACGCTATTTCTACAATCGTAGGAAACCTTGCTGACGTGGTTTTACCACTATTGAGTAATGCTATGCGTTTCTTAGGAACGGTAGTTTCAGGCGTAGTTAACGTTATTACTGCTGGTGTAAACTGGATGGCACAAGCTTGGTCAAATCACTCTGCTACTATTATTCCAATCTTAACAACTATTTGGAATACGGTACTTACAGCGTTTCAAGGTATTGCTAGTTTCATATCTTCAATCATGCCTCAAATTATTTCCATTGCCTCTAGTGGGTGGGACTTAATCAAAACAGCGATTGACTTTTGTATGAAATATATTTACCCCGTGGTAGCTACTGCATTTAAATTAATTTGGGCTATCATTCAGGCAGTAATGCCGTTAATCCTTACTATTATTGTCGGAACTTGGAATAATATTAAAAATGTTATCACATCGGCACTAGCAATTATCCAAAACGTTATACAGTTATTCGCTAACGTATTAAAGGGTAACTGGAAGGGTGCATGGGACAACATTGTAAATATTGCCAAAAACGTACTTACTTTAGTATGGAACTTGATTCAGTTATACATGATGGGTAAACTACTTAAACCGATTATGGCATTTGGTAAGAGTGCCTTAAGTTTAGTTAAGGCAAGTTGGACAGGAATAAAGACAGCAATTTCTTCTGTTCTACAATACTTGAAATCTTTCATTGTCAATGTTTGGCAGGCTATTACTTCTAGTCTACGTGGAAGCTTTACAGGTATCAAAAACCTTGCTACGACAACCTTTAACGGATTGAAAAATGCGGTTATGAAATCCTTTAATGCGGTAAAGAGTGGTGCTTCAAAAGTGTGGAATGCGGTTAAGAAGGCTATCGAAAAACCAGTAGAATCAGCTAAGAAAACTGTTCTGAAAATCATTAAAGAGATTGTTGGGGCATTTGCAAAAATGAAAATCTCTATTCCTAAGTTTAAACTTCCTTCTGTAGAAATCGGTTCTAAAGAAGCTTTTGGCGGTAAGGTTAAAGTTCCTACATTCAAGCTTAATTGGCACGCAAAAGGCGGTATCTTCACACAAGCAACTATGCTAGGTGGAGGAAATGGAGTTGGCGAAAAAGGAAACGAGGCGGTATTGCCAATTCAACACAGGCGATATATGCAACCTTTCAGTAAGGCAATTGCACAGAACTTAAACAAAATTAAGGGAAATGACGTTCAGGCAAATGGAGGCAGTCACTATACAATTAACTTCAATGAACCTGTTGTAATTCGTGAAGAAGCTGACATTAACAAGATCGTTGCTGAAATGGACAAGAAACAAAGAATCGCACAACGGGCAAAAGGTACATTCTCTTACGCTAAATAAGGTAAGGGCTTGTGCCTTTTCTTTTTATCTATGAAAGGAAAGGTGGAAAATAAATGATTAATTTTGCTGGTGTAGACATTCCTAGCTATCTAAGAGTTAACAAAGTCAACTACCCTATTTTACCAACAATCGAAGCTAAAACTGAAAAGGTCGCTGGACGTGCCGGTGAGTATGATTTTGGTGTAGAAATTGGTACACGTTCAATTAAGGTAGATGTTCAGTTAATTGGTTTAGATCAATATGACGTTATGAAGAAAGCAACTGATTTTGCACAATGGCTATTTCATGAGGAATTGCAACCTCTTATTTTTGCAGACGAACCCGATAAACAATACATGGCAAGAATTGTAAGTGACACTGAGGTTGAAGAAATATTCAGAGTTGGTCAAGCAACTTTAGAGTTTCTTATTCCTAATCCTTACAAAGAAGCAACAGTAGAAAAACTGGTAGAACAAACGGTTACAACTGTTGACACTTTTAACGTTGTTAATGATGGTGGAGTTGATACTTACCCTGTTATTGATTTAACAATGCGTTCTGACAGTACTTCAATTTCCGTTATAACGGAAGACAAGTTTGTTATGTTGGGACAATCTGACAACGTAGAAAAAACAAAGGTTACTGTTAACCCTTTAGTGCTTACTGATTCATTCACTAGTTACACGGGTTGGACAACTGGTAGTAATTTAGATGGAGGTGTAGTAGCTGGTGGTTTTTCGTCTAATGGAAGTGTGTTACAAAGTTCAGATTATGGAAGTGGTACTTCATGGCACGGTGCTAGTGGGGTTAAGCCTCTATCACGGGCAATTACAGACTTTCAAGTAGATGCAACTGTAGGTCTTAAATCCTCAGCTGTAGATCAGATCGGACGTGTGGAGGTTTACCTTTTAGACTCGAACAACGTACAAATAGCGAAGATTGCACTTAAAGATATGGCTAGTGAAGGTGACTATCCAATGTTTGAGGCAAGGGCAGGTGCCTTAAGTGGCGGTAAGTACATTGTCCAATCTTACGGAGATAAGAAAGGAACATTTTCACAGTTTAACGGAATTATCCGTATTACTCGTAGTGGTAAAAAGTGGAGTGCTTATATTGCTAAAGTGGATTCAAAAGGAAATCACACTTCACGTCTTTATAAAGAATGGTTAGACAGTTCAGGATTATTCACTAAACAACTTGCA